ACGAGAAGCTAACCCAAGAAGAGGCAGACTTTGAGCTTGCCACAATGCACGCAGTCTTGGAGACACTGACACAACTCAAGGGCATGGTAAGTGCCTAACTCTGGCGGTAACGCGACTGAGCGCAGCGAAGGTCGCGTTGACCACAATGTTGGGCGGCAGACGCCAGGAGAGGAATGAAATGGAACTGACGAAAGCAGAATGCGACGTGCTTGATGAACGCCGTCGGCAACAGGAGGTTGAGGGATGGACGCCTGAACACGACGACCAGCACAAAAACGGCGAAATGCCACGCGCTGCCGGTCTTTATGCAATAAGCGCTGGGTTTGCATCGAAATACCTTGAAGGCGAAACCAAAACCTGCCCAGTGCCTGATGGCTGGCCGTGGGCAGATAAATGGTGGAAGCCAGCCAATGCGCGCCGCGACCTGGTGAAGGCTGGCGCACTGATCCTTGCCGAGATTGAGCGCATGGACCGCGCAGCTTTGCCGCCCAACGCACTAGCTCAGGCGGACGCCGCTTGCGGCGTGTCGCCTGGAGCGATGGGTTCGGCGTCTTAACGGAGAGCGGGATGACTTGCACAAGATTAAGCGGGCGTGGTTTTAACGGGATCATTTGCACAACGCCAGATTTCAATCCGGGCGACCAAGCGCCGGAAGGATACCTAGCTTGGCACGAATGGGCCGAGGTGCAGCACAAAGCCGGACTGCGGCAGAAGGAATGCGGCCGCTGCGGGAAGTGGAAATACCCGCAGGAACTGAGCGACCAGATTGACCGGCACGAAGCAAAAAGCCGGAAAGGTCCGGTGACTGTGGAAATGGCGGTATGCCTGAAGTGCATGACGCCGAACGTGGAGTTCAGGGGAGCGACGCCGGAAGGCAGAGCTTCCCCTGGAACGCAGGGTTATGCCTCTGCTGGCAACGAAGAAAGGACAAAGACATGAAAGAGTACGGATACGACCTAGACGCAACGCACGCAGCGGCGATCTTTGAGAAGGGCACCGAAGCGGCGAACGGTAAAACACATTTGGGCGTCACCCCCGGATTGATCGTTGGGTCGAGCGAATGGATATGGCTTGGAGAAGACAACGCCAGGCGAATTTGCGCGGCGCTGAAATACTTCAGCGAAACCGCAACGGGGGACATTGAGCGCATGGCGGACGAGCGATTCAAGAGGCATAACGCTGGAAGTGAGCCGACTGAGCGGCGGTAGCCGCGAAGGTCGGCTCGACTGGAATGTTATGCCACAAGGGAGATGCAGCATGGAATGGGGGGTGAAAGCGAACTTAGCAGAGCCGCGAAGCGCCATGCGCACCAGGGCGATGTGCTGGGTTATGAACCCGAACCCTGGATGGGGTGGCGAGCGGGTAAAAGTACTTGCCCGCTCTCGTAGCGGCAGGTTGATTGAAACGTGGATCGGCACGAAACGGCTGACGAATCTGCGGGCGGCCTGGATACCAGAACACCTGCGCGACCGCTGCGCTGCATGGGAAACGAAAGAACGCGCTGCCGAATGGGCCGCCGCAGTTGGTGGCGCTCATGGGGCATAACTAGTAGTAGACGACAAAAATGTCGAATAAGCTGGCAGACCGGACGCTGGCTGAATTATTAGGAGAGGTCTGGCGTGCAGCCGGCGGCGCCCTTGTGCGCAGAATGATCTTGACGCCGCATAAAGATTTCAGTAGGATTCGTAATGTGACGAACCCGTTCGTCCTTAGCAAACGTAGGCCGCCTCCGGGCGGCTTTTTGTTTGCCCATCACATGGCTATTGCGTTTCGACTCTGATCGACCTAGACGCCTGTAGGCGGTGACAGTAGCCATCCAATCTTCTCCCTCTGGCGCCTCGGCGCCAGCTCAGGCCCGCCACTCGCGGGCCTTTTTTATTTCTCGCGTCGGTCGGTTTGGCTGCCGACCTGTCTGCGGGGCGGCGAACCCCGGCGGCGCGTGGGTCGCGCCGATTGGACAAAACGACCGCAGTAGCCGACGCGGGGACGTGCCTGCCGGGTTTCTCCTTTCCCTGGTGACGGCGGCGGGCGGCGCACAACGACTTCAGGAGCTACCGGATGGATCAAGTACTCACGATGCTGCAAGCGATGTCGGTCCTTGGCTGGCTTCCCGACTTGACGCTGATCGAATGGCTACAGTGGCTGCTCATCGTGGTTGTGGCCAGTGTTCCGGTCGATATGCTTGCCGCGCGCCGGCTGTTCTGGGGATTCGCGGCGGCCACGCACATCGACAAGGTTCGCCGGGCGACTGGCGGCATGACCACGCTGCAATGGCTGTTGTGCTGGGATTCCGGTATCGCGACCGCACTGCTTGACGTCTACTGCCAGGTCAGCTTTACCAAATACTTCTGGGATATTCCGAGGGAGGTTACGCTGAGCAAGCGGCTGACCCGCTACTTGGAAGGACCGGACTGCCGGAACAAGCGCATCGCCGAGGCGGTTCGCGATCAGACCAAGATCGACAGTTTCGACTGGCGCGGCAAGCACCTATGAGCCTGATCCCGGAGTGGAAGCGAGTCCTCAAGAGGGCGTGGAGCATGCGCCTCATGGCCGTTGCTGGCCTGCTGTCTGGCGGCGAGGTTGTGATACAGACCTACGGCGCCGAGTGGCTTCCGATTCCGCAATGGGCGCGGGCATCGCTGATCATGGGCGTCATCGGTGGCGCCTTCGTGGCGCGCATCGTGGCGCAGAGGGGTATTGGCGATGATTCGGCCGAGTAGGATGCAGGTATCCGCGCTGGTGGTGTCTGCCGCCGCGCTGGTGTCGATCGCGCTGCACGAGGACTATGTTCCGGTCGCCGCGCCGCCCGTGCCCGGAGATGTGCCGACCTACGGTTTCGGTACGACCAGCGGCGTCAAGATCGGCGACAAGATCACGCCGGAGCGGGCGCTGGTGCTGTTGCTGGCTGACGCCGACAAGCACGCCCAGGCGGTAAAGCGCTGCGCGCCGGTCCCGATGTATCAGCATGAGTTCGACGCCTACACCAGCCTGGCCTACAACATCGGCGTCAACGCGTTCTGCGGCTCAACAGTCGCGCGCCGGCTACGTGCCGGAGACTACAAGGGAGCCTGCGAGGCCATCCTCATGTGGGACAAGTTCAAGGGCAAGCCGCTGCGCGGGCTGACAAACCGGCGCCAGGCAGAGTACCAATTGTGCATCTCCGATCCCGCCGCCGCACCGTCTACTGATACGGGCAGCACCGCGTCTGCGCGCGGCGCGGGGACTGAATAGGGAACCGACATGGCCGACGAACCGAGCGGACGCGCACTGTGGAACGTGAAGGTCGGGATCAACTTCATGCTGCTGATCGCCGCCGGAGCCCTCATGTGGTACGGCGTAACCCACGACCAGCTTTCCGTGAAGGAAGCCCTGCAAATGGTTGGTGGCGCTGTGTTCGGCGGTGGCCTGGCATGGTTGTCAAAGTAACGCCGTGCCCGCCGCTGCCTATCGTCTTCTTGCGTACCTGGGCGCTATCGCTTTGCTGGTGGGCGTTGGTTACGGTCTCGGTGTCAAGCACACTCGCAACGCGGTCGCGTCCGAGGTTGCGGCTAGTTTGGAGCAGGCCCGCCGGGTGGAGACCAAGTGGCAATCCACATTCGACGCCAATGCAAGGCACCTGACCAATGAAATCAACACCATTGCTGCTTCTCGCGACGCTGCTGTTGCCGAGCTGCGCAAGCGCCCCGCACGTCCCGCCGGAGTGTCCGAAAGTCCCCGAGTTGGCTGTGAGGGTGCAAACGGGCCTGAACTGGCAGGAGTCAATGCGGAATTTCTTGAACGGTACAGCGCGCTCGCTGCCCAGCAAGACGCAGCCCTGATGTCCTGCTACGCGCTATTGGATGGCTTGAAATGATTCCCGACGAGCGCAGCAAGGCAATCGATCAATCCACCCAGCGTCGTCGCCGCGCCAGGGACGGAATCCTGGACGCCCTGACGGGAGAGGGAGATCCGACGCCGAAAGACCTTCTGCGCATCATGCTCGTTGTCGTCGAGGAGATCGGGGACAAGATCGATGCGGTGTTGGCAAACGAGCGCGGATTGCGCGAAACCGTCCTGAATGGACATGCCGCAGTGCATCACGACCACCACGAATGGATCGCTCAGCGCATGGAAAGCCGGTGTGCGGACGCTTGCCAGTGGGCATTAGCGAAGATGGAGCAGGAAGCACAGGACAAGAAGGACGCCGCCGAAATCGCCCTGGCCGGTAAGCGTCAGGCGGTTCAGTCATTGGTCGGCTGGGTTGTGACGGCCGCAGTGTCATCCGTGGCGGGCGCGATTGCAGCCCTCCACTTTTTCACCAAGTAGCGAAAGGACAGCCATGTTTGAAACAGAAACAGATGATGCGCCCCAAGAGGGCCAAGAAGGTCAGCCCGGGTATTGCATCGAGATCCAGGTAGGCAGCGACGGCAAGATCACCGTCGGCGTGGAGCCTGCGGAAGCCGAAGCCCAAGAGGGCTCCGAGCCCAAGGGTTCCCCGGTCGCCAACATCAAGGAGGCCCTCCAGGTCGCGATGGACATCTACAAGAACGGTGGCCAGGTAATGGACGCCAACGCCGGGGAAGCGGACTTTGCCTCCGGTTTCGCCAGCGGCCCCACCCAGCCTGAAGGCCCAGCCAGGAGGTTCGCGTGAAGACGGCGATGCTTCAGTTGGTGGTGTTTTTTGTTGTTTGCGTAGCCATCGGGTTCTGCTTCCAAAGGTTTGTGCTGTGAGCCGCGTAGTCATCACCCTCGACGATACCGCCGAAAGCGGATTCGAGTCCTCTATCTGCTACGAGGGCGGGTTCAGCCGGGAGTCCCCAGCCCACTGCACCGGCCTGATCCTCATGAAGCACCTCTACACCCTCGCCGATCCGCAAGGCGACGAGCGCGTGTTCGGCGGCGCTCCGAGCGCCCGCGAGTCCATCCAGGGCGCCAAGCCCGAGGACGCAAGCGACCTCCTCGGCGTGTTCTCCGGAATCTCTCTCAATGTCACCCAAGCCAGCAAAGAAGAAGAGCACCGCGTCGGCTAAGAGGCCTTCCGCCAAGGTATGGCCGCGTGACGCGATTGCATTGCTGGGCGAAGATGGTTTGTGCGACCGAGTTGATGCAGGAGAGTCGGTCAATCAGGTGGCTGTAAGCATTGGTGTAACGAGACGGTCTCTGTGGGACTGGATCGACGCCGAGCCCACACGTTCCGCGCGCGTGAGGGAGGCGCTGAAGAATTCGGCGGCCGAGTACGACGACAAGGCCGAGAAGGTGTTGCTGGACCTACCCCGAGACGCCACTCCTGCCGAGGTGGCCAGGGCCAGAGAACTGGCTCAACACTATCGGTGGAGGGCCAGCAAGAGGAACCCGAAGAAGTACGGCGACAAGCTGCAACTGGGTGGCGCGGAAGACCTGCCGCCGATGCAGCACAACATCAAGCAGACGCCAGAAGAGGCGTATTTGGCGATGCTGAATGGCTCGGCGATAAGCGCAGCTAATCGGTAGTGCCGAAAAACACGGCGAAATACCATGGCACAGGCAAAACACGATAAGCCTGTTCTATTCGATTGGCTGCATCCTGATTACGCGCAGACGTTCGACGAGCGCGCGCGCAGGCTGGAGAACATCAGGAGCGGAGCGGTAAGTCTACCCGCTTTGATGGAGCACTACAAGGCAGATCCGGTTGCGTTCATCACCGACTGGGGCATGACGTTCGACCCGCGCAATGCCGAGATTGGGCTGCCAACGATGGTCCCGTTCGTGCTGTTCCCCCGGCAGCAGGAATACATCCGCTGGCTGTACGAGCGCTGGCGCGGTAGGGAAGACGGGCTTGTCGAGAAGAGCCGGGATATGGGCGTTTCGTGGCTGTGCGTCGCCTTCGCGGTGTGGATGTGGCGATTCTGGCCGGGCACTGTGGTTGGCTTCGGAAGTCGCAAGGAAGAGTACGTCGACAAGATCGGCGACCCAAAGTCGCTGTTCTGGAAGGTGCGGCAGTTCATTGGGTTGCTCCCGAAGGAGTTCAGGCCGGCGGGATATAGCGAGGGCGCGCACGCCCCCCATATGCGCATCTTGAACCCGGAAAACGGGGCGAGCATCATCGGCGAGGCGGGCGACAACATTGGTCGCGGCAACAGAACCTCGATCTACTTCAAGGACGAGTCGGCGTTCTACGAGCACCCCGAAGCGATCGATGCGGCCCTGTCGCAGACATCGAACTGCAAGATTGATGTTTCGACGCCCAACGGCGCCGGCAATCCGTTCTACCAGAAGGCGCACGGCGGGAAGATCAAGAAGTTCGTCTTCGACTGGACAGACGACCCACGTAAAGATCAGGCGTGGTACGACAAGCAGTTGGCGACGCTGGACCCGATCATCGTTGCCCAGGAAATAGACCGGGATTACGAGAGTTCGGTGGTCAATGCATTCATCCCGTCGCAGTCTGTTCTGGTGGCGATGGAGAAGGGGCCGGCTGATGTGGTCCCGATGGGCGGCCTGAGAGTTGGAATCGACGTGGCGCGGTTCGGAAACGATAAGACCGTCGTTTCAATACGACGTGGTCGGGCGCTGCTGAAGCAGGTGGTTCTGGAGAAGCTGGACGTAACGCAAGTCGCCGGACGCGCCAAGATGGAAATTGCGGCATACGGCGAGACGCCCGAGCAGATCGCCGTGGATACGATTGGAATCGGAGCCGGCGTAGCCGACACGATGCGCGGTTGGTATCCGCCAAGGAAAGACAGGATTTCCGGGCGAGAAATTCCGGTTGTGGTCGATGTCAATTCTGCGGAGTTGATGGACAACGGAGTCGATTACAACCTCCGCGCGTTCATGTGGCGAGAGATGCGGGAATGGCTTAAGGGCGCCTCGCTGCCAAACGACCCTGACCTGAAGTCGGAACTGACAGCGCTCCGATACCTGTTTCGCAACGGGCTGCTGTTGATGGAGTCCAAAGACGACGCCAAGAAGCGCGGGGTCAAGTCGCCAGACAGGGCAGACAGCCTAGCGCTGACGTTCGCAAAGCCGTCTATCGTGGTCCGGGTCGAGGCTCCGAAGAGCCTGCCTGGATTCGCGCAACCAATCCCAGGTATGGGAATGCTGGGCTAAACACTTTCTAGGAAGACAACCATGTCCGAAACGCATCTGCGCGGCATCACGCCGAGCGACCAATTCATTGTTGACGCCACCTCGGGCGAGATTGTCGGGGTTCAGCGCGGAGGTGTGGAGTCGAGGTTCCTGCCGGGGGCAGACCTCGCCGCCGAGCTTGCGGCGATGGGATATTCGCCTTTCAAAACACAAAGCCAACTAAAAAAATGGCGAGCCGCCCTGGCTAAGGTTCAATCAGGAGCGGCCAACGCGAGGATTGCATTTTTTGGCGACTCCACTGACACCGGGATGTATGCGACTGGGTCCGCCTATGCTGGAAACCGTCCGCTGACGGTCTCTAATTTTGTGGCCAAGCTGTTTGAGGGTATCGGGATCAACGCAAACGTAGGCAGTCAGTTTGGAGACTCTCGCATCGGAAATCCGTTCTCTCAATTCACGTCATACGACACGAGGTGGACGTTCGGGGCAGGCTGGATTGCGAACAACATCATCCGTGTCGTTGGCGGATCAATGCTGTCGAACATTTCCGACAACACGGCGGCGCATTTCCAGCCAAAGGACAGCAGCGGTGCGAACTTGGTGTTCGATACCATCAAGGTCACCTATATGAAGAAGTCGACATATGGGAATTTTACGATTGGCGTCGATAGCGGGGCGGCGCTATTCACAAGCGCTCAAGCCGGGACAGGAGCACTGGATACAGTAACAGTCACGACAACCCTAGCCGCTCACGTTGTCGATATCGCCAAGACTGTGAATGACGCCACTCAACTGCACATCAATAGCATCGAATGCTATGACTCTACCAGGTCGCAGGTGTTCTGCCAGAACTGGGGAGAGGCTGGCTATCTGGCAGCCGACCTAGCATACAACCCGAACTATCAGAACAACCTGAACGGACTGGCTTACTACGCCCCGGACCTGACGATTATCAACTGCGTCATCAACGACGCCAACTCGAAAACAAACCCAGCCGCCTACAAGGCGAGCCTGCAATCAGTCATTACAACTGCGCTCGTGTCTGGCAGCGTGGTGCTGAGAACTGGGAACCCGACTCAAGTCGGATTTGGTGGATA